AGCTGCCTGCTGATCTCGTATACTTTGTTCTTGTATAGCTTTGTTACGATCAAATTCTTGCAATGATGCATCAATCACTTGTGATTGATATGGTGACATAAATTGTTGTATTTGTGCTGAAGTAGCTGCCCCTGTTGGTATACCACCTAATGTTGTGCCTGCTTGAGTTAATTGTGTTCCTGCAGTTCCTAACCCTCCAAGTGCTACAGTTCCTAATCCAGAAGCTAATCCTGCTTGTGCTTGTGCCGATGTTAAAAATGGTTGAAAAGATCCTAAACCAGATATTGCTCTTGCTTGTGCATCTTTTTGTAATTGATCTTGACCTGCAACCTGTGGTGCAAGTCCTGCTAAATTTTGTTGTCTTGTTGTAAATGCTCTTGCAGCATCTTGTCTTGATTTAAAACCTGCAGCAGTTTCTCCTGCTTGTTGAGTAAGTCCTGTGACACCTGTTGATACAACGGGTACTTGTTGTAATCCTAAAGCTTGTTCGGATAGTTTTTTACCTATGTCTTCTACAAATGGTGCGGGTCGATTTATTACGGTTTCTGTTGCCATTATATGACTTCTCCTAGTCTTTGTGATGTTTGAAACATTTCTTTAGCGCCTTCTAATCCTTGCGATTCTTCTGATACGTCACCCCCGGATTCGAGGTTCTTCATCATGTTATACATGACTTCTGCTCCTTTGTCTATATCTCCCTCACCAGCGTTCCTTACAGCATCAGCTGTAAATACGAATTCATTCTTTGATAGTCTAGCTGGTACATCGTCAGCTTTTTCCATTCTACCTATTGGTACAAACCCACCTTCAGCTCTAAAATCCATTTCTTTGCCATCCATATCTAGCAATGGCATAGTTTCCTTGGCTACTGGTTCTTTGCTAGGCATACCACCTTCTGCTAAATTGTAATTATAAAAATCAAACTCACTACCCATTTGTCTAGCTGTTGTTGCTGGATCTAATTGATTTTGTGCGTAATAGTCTTTTAAAATATCTTGTTTTTCTTCATCTGTTTTACCCGCTAACAATGGTAGTATTGTTGCAAGAGTCATACCACCTTTGAATGTTGGCATTAAACCTCCGTAACCTTTTGTTAATCCTAATTTACCAAACAGACCTTCCATACCACCTATACCGGGAGTTCCTGCGGCTCCTTTTGCTCCTATTAAACCTCTCATCATATTACCAGGATTAAACATACCTTTACTAAAAAGTCCTTTCCCTGCACCAAACGATCCACCCATAGCACCTAAACCATATAGTAGTGCAGCTTTACCTATTGGTGACTTTGTAATTTTTTTAACAGCTCTTGTTGCTTTCTTAACTAACTTACCTAAGAAATACATTTGTCTTCCTGATTCAAGGTCCATGATCCCACCTTCAGGGCTCATCATACCACCATCCATCGCACCTATTCTTCCACCATCTGCTGCAAACTGATCAAAGTCAAACATAGATCCACCCATACGTGGTGTTAGCCCTGCAAGATTTCTTGCTACTGCAGCTTCTTGGTTTTCATCTGCATCCTGACCTATGAAACAATATGCAGGTGGGTTAGGTCCTTTACAAGGATCTGTAACTACCATCGACATATCATTATCGTCACTTAAATTTTCAAATCTATCTAAATATTCGTCATAACCTTTTCCTAAAACATCACCTACTCCAGCATCTGCTAAAGTTGAAATACCGTCAACTGTTTTAAATTGTGTTTTTAACATTCCTGGAGGGGCTTGAGGCATTTCAAATACGGGAGTTGAAAAACCCATTGATGGTGGAAGTCCAGTTGTTTCTCCAATTACTTTAGGCCCAGCTATAATATCCATACCCAACCCACCAAGTTGATTCATAATTCTATCGTATTCTTCTTTTTCTTCTGGGATATCTAAATTTAAACTGTCAATATAATTTTGTCTTTGCAAAGCATTATTCATTCTTGCAAGTTTTGAATTACTTAATTTATTTAAAACAGATGTTGCTAATGGAAACGGATTAAATTTTCTTTTAACTTTTTCAAAATTAGTTTCTTTTGGTTTTTTTGGTGGTGGAGCATCTGGTTTGAATAATCCTGTTGATGGTTCTTTTAATGAAGGATCATAATTATAAGTTTCTAAATCATCTTTTGGACCTTCTGGATCTCTTCGACTTCCTTTGTTAGATCCTGATCCAACAGTACCTGGAGATATATTAGTTCCTTTATCTTTAGAATCTTGTTCAGCTCCTTTAAAAAATCCACGTCTACCATCAGGGTTTACAACTCCGCCCTTGATATATAATTGTCTTGCTATTTGAGTTCTAGTTATGGCCATTATACTATTCTATTTTGTTTTTCCAAATAAATCAAGGCTCGGCATCACGACATTTACATCTTGAGCCATGTCTTCTTCTTTATAACCTTTTGATTCCCAGTCTTTTCTTTCTTTGAAAAGTTCCCCTGTTTCTTTGTGTCTGTACGTTGTTTCTACTTTTGCTGGTTTTATTACTTGCATTATGTTGTTACCTCTCTTGGCTGTATTTCTAATATTGAAGCTATGACGTGCAGCTCGTCCGCGTCAGCAGCTTGTACTTTCAATACTTCACCCTCTTCCATTACAAGAGGGTTAGTTAAAAGTTCTGTCGTAGCTTTAGATGCTATGGCTTTATCTTTAAATAAATTAAATATAGCGCTACTAGCATTTACTAGTGTTACTGTTATCGTGGTCCCTGATCCAGCGTCCTCGGACACTAACAAAGATTTTACAACAGCGGTTTTAAATGACGGCACTGTATAAAGTGTCGTAAGATTTGTTGTAGTTAAATCTACTTTTTTATTTATAAAACTATTAGCCATTAATTTAAAAAGAAGTTTTGTGCTTCTACCTCATCTTTTAATTCTTCTTGAAACGTAGTATTTAATTTTTGTATAACTGCATCAAGATCTCTAACCAATCCCTCTGCATCTTTTTGTTTATATTCTTTTCCTGGTCTTGATAATACCTGAACTATTTTAGCCATTATCTTCTTCCGTCTGGTTGTGTATCTAATCTAAAAGTTCCTAATTTCCAACTTTGACTAGATGATGTATTTTCTATTTTTAATGCAATCGCTCTAGCTCTTGCCCGTGTATCTACTTTGGTTGTAGAAGAACTTATATCAAAAGGTCCAAGTGATGAGCTTGAAGACGTATCATTTGGAAAATTTCTTATATTTAATGTAACTCTAGTTGTTCCTGTTTGTGATAAGAAATCAGGTATAAATCTTCTTATCTTCATTATAAACTCACCATCTCCTCTAAAAGTTGCTACACCTGTTTGTTGTCCTTGAGATGATCTTTGTTGTGTAATATCAAAATCTCCGGATTCAATATTAGATGTGATAGCATTTACACCTGTTGACAATGCTTCATCAGTTCCTTTTTCGTGTTCAAAGTATATTGTACATCCATCCGTGTTACCAATTACATCATAAGAATTAGTGCTGTCAGAATCATAGTAAGTTGCATGTGGTAAACCATAAACTGATGAATCTTGCCATGCTCCTCTTGCTAAAGTTCCTGTAGTCCATATAGGTCTTTGAGGACTAGAATCAAAATAATTAAATGTTACACATCTATCAAGAACTGTTGAACTTTCTGAACAATAGAACCAAGTAATTTCACCAAATAGATTGTTTAGTCCTGCATTAATTAATTGTGTTGCTGTTGTATTTAAATTATTAAATACAAAATCTTCTACTAAACATGGTAAGGATTCTAAGTTACCAGAATATTTAAAGAAACCATTTTCAGAAAACCAATATGCTGTTCCATCAACTTCTAAAGCTGCATTCTGTCCTATCAATCCACAGTTTGTACCAACTTGTGAAAAAGCAAACGTAAATGGTTGACCAACAAAACGTTGTGTAAATAATGCTGTATCTGTCCAAACATAAATTGCATCTTTACCTCTAACAGCTCCTACAATTCTTGATCCATCAGCTAATCTTTGTGTGCCAGCCGTATTAGTTGCTGTTGGTGTGTATGTATTTATATCTTCTTGATCTGAGAATCTAATAAACATATCATCTTGTGTAGACTTAGTTCCAATAGTTGTCTCTGTTCCAAAAAATACTAAGTGTCTATCTGGTGTAGATACAACCATATGTCTTGATGCAGTAGGTGCACCAGATATAATTGTGGCTCTACTGTTTGTTGCATTTGCTGCACTAGAATTCCATTCAAAAACTTCTCCATTATGTATTAACGCAATTATTTTATCACCAAAGTTATCTATGCTCCATAAACCTGGATCTATTACAAAATCCCCAGATGCAGCCTCACCCCAAGCAATATAATCAGTGGTGTTTGTAATTGTATCAAGATTAGTATGTGAAGCAGCTGTAGTTCCTCTCGCACCTCTAGTTACTCCCGTTAAAGTATTAGAACTTATCCCCGTGTAAGATATTTCTTCATTATTAATTTTTATAAAATTAGTTCCTGAAGTAGGAAATCCTGTAGCACTTGTAAGCACAATTGTAGTGGTAGTAGAATTTATACTTCCATTTAAAGTAGTTGTTACTTCTCCTGTTACAGTTCCACCCCATTGAGAAAGTCCCCAACCAAAGCCTTGTAATTGACCAGAAGGTCCAACAGGATAATAATGTTGAACTCTAATACCTCCAGATGTTGATGCACCTGAACCTGTTTCTGCTGATGGCATCGTAATTGTTAGAGTTGTAGATGAGGGTACAGATGTCACCATAAATTTTTTATCATTAAAATCAGATGCTGTATAATTAGAATTTGTAATAGATGAAAAGTTGTCTAACAATATGATATCTTTTTCGTCTACCCCATGATCTCCACTAAAAGTTAGTGTGACAGAAACAGAACCATTTGTAGTGCTAAATGCACTAGTTAGTGTAGTTGTAGTTTTAATAGGATGTATGTCATAAAAAACTCCATTTGCGTAAGCATACAAAACTCTATTAGTTCCTATAATTGAAAATTTAGTCCCTGCTTGATTAACAATGTGATGCAAAACTCTTCCTGCACCTGTTAGTTTGTCCTCACCTAATTGCTCCCAACCTCCAATTTTTTCGGGTGTACCATACCTAAACCTTACATTATCACCACCAACCCATTGTCCTTCAGCTGTAGTTTCTGTAATTTGTTTATTAAACCCTGGTTGAAATCCTATTTTCTGTAACATAAAGCACCTAAAATCTATATTTTTATATCACTTTTTAAAAAAAGAAGGAAGACCTAAGTGAAGCCTAGTATCAAATTTATTGTCTTCCGCTTTTAAATTATTTTTATCATTATAATGTAAAAAAGCTTGTATACAATAGTCTTTATCAAATTTTTTTCGCCAATGTTCTAATTCAATACCTAGATAAATTAACATATCACCCTTACTTAAATTAACCTCAATTTCTTTCCCATCTTTTTTTAGAAAAAATGGCCAAGGATCGCCTCCTAAATTTAAGGTGGTAGATATCTCACAACTAAATCTGTCTGTGTGTTTATCTAGAATAGCATCTTTTCTATATATCCTTGCGTAAGAATAGTTTTCATATAAGCTCAATCCTGTTTCGTGTTCCATGAGTGGTTTTACTCTTTGTAATAAAACTTCCATAGCTGTGTCACTGTAATGAGAATAATGACCCATGGCTTGAGCATCATTAAACATGCCCCAGCTTTCGTCAAAAGGTGGTATTGCTTTGTTTTCTATTAAGGTGCCTGCAATCTTTTCTCTTAATAAAAAATACTCTGATATAAAATCACATAACTGTTCAGGTACAACGTTTCTAATAATCTTGTATTTAATATCTTTTAAAAAATTAGTCATAAGTAATATTTATATTTAATCGTATTTTAGTATCTGTTTGAGACACTGCACTATGTTTAATTGATCCATTAAAAAATAATGCTCTATTGTTAATTGAATCTATCTTTACTTTATCCTCCAACAAAGTGTGTCCGTTATTAGTATTAAGATAATATATTAATACTTTGTGGTCAAAATCTTCATCAACATGTTTTTCTGATTTAAAGTTTTTTGGTTCTTTAACAAAACAATTAGCTTTTACTCTGTATATTTTATTGTAATCTAATTTACTAATAATTGTTTTCTCTATGTCTTTATAAAACTCTGAGTTAATCTGTTCTTCTAACATAAACATATGTGTAAAATAAAATCTTTTATTATCATAAGGTTTTCCAATATAGTCAATATAGAACCAAGGAAAGTAATTGTTAGTTAATGTTTTGTATAAATAGCTATTCTCTTCTTCAGAAAGAAAGTTATCTTTTATTTTATAATCCATCTTTATGTATATTTTCTTTTAAAAATTGTAAAAGTTTTGGTTTGTCCTTACAAACAGTATTCCATTTTGTAACTTCTAAATCTCTTAATTCTATCATTGCTTTTTCTTCGTCGCTTGAAGTATCTGTCAACATATCAAAACCAAAATATCTTAATCCAGTTCCTATACAATGAACGCCAGCGTCTGAGTTTAACCATTGTTTATTATTCATTTTAGCTAATAAATCTAATTTAATAGAATCATCTGTTATTCTGTTTTCATAAAAAGATTTGTTTGAAATGTCTTTCCAATATTCAGTGTCATCTCTATGAGACAATGCGTAATGCATAGCAACAAATTCTGTAAAACCATTAAAAAATCTTTTACACTCTACATTAAAGTTATCCCTATCCCATTGACTAATAGTATCTTGTTCGCCTCGCTTCATTATTTTTACAAGATTAATTAAAAACTCATGTACACTTATAAGACCATTTGATTCTAAAGGTTCTATAAAACCTGCTGATAAACCTATAGCACAAACATTTTTTACAAATAATCTATTATGTATTCCCACTCTCATTTTAATGTTTTTAAATTTACTATTAGAATAATCACTTTGTTTTTTATCTAAGTGTTTTTTAAATTGATTTAAAGCTTCTTCGTCACTAACGTATTTGTCAGAATACACATATCCTGTACCTATTCTTTCCCAGCTAGGTATATTCCACACCCACCCATTTTCAATAGCTGTACAATTAGTATATGGAACTAATTCGTTTTCTTTATCGTTGTAAGGAATTCTTGTAGCCCAAGCTTTGTTATTAGGTAATAAATTTAAATAACTATTAAAAGGTTCTTGCATTGCATTGCCAAGTAGTAATGATTTAAAACCTGTGCAATCAATATACATGTCTGCCGTATATGTATTATTTAAAGATGTTACACCTTCATCATTTGTTTCAACTGTTTGTATGTTATCTAATATATGTTTTACACCTTTAGGTTTACAATACTTTTCTTTTAACCATAAACCAAACTTAATAGCATCAAAGTGATAAGCAACATCGTTTTTAAAACTAAACGTATCTAACTCTCTAGATTCATTTTTAAATAAAACGTTATTATTTACAAGTGCCATGTTTTGATACAACATATTTGCATAATCAGTAATAGGTGTTTCGGGGTGTAATAATTTTTTTAAATACCATATTTGTTTTAAACCTAATCTAGGGTTTTCAATTACAGGACCAAAAGGATAGTGAAAACCACCATCACCTCTTTTATAAAAATCTTCAAACCTAATGCTTAGTTTATAACTTGCATCTGTATATGGCATAAAGTCCTCATCTTTTATACCTAGTAAATCCAACCAATTGTTTATTTGACCTAAAGTGCTTTCTCCAACACCCACTGTTGGTATGTCTGAAGATTCAATTACAGTAATATCTTTATTAGGAAACTGAGATATTAAAGTAGCAGCCGTCATCCAACCTGCACTTCCTCCTCCAACAATTATAATTTTATTACTGTTCATCAAAATAATTTATGTTTAATATAATTCTTCTTTTTGTATCTGTATGTGTAACAGATTTATGCGATATGTTATTGTCAAAAACAATCACCCTATTTTCAACCGAGTTAACTTTAATCTTCTCTTCTTTATCTAAAACTGTAAGGCCGTTACAGGTTGTTAAATAATATATCGCTGTTTTTCCGTTTGAGTAATTGTAGTCCGTATGCCAGGCAGTTTCAATTGGCTGGTCTGTTTTTAAAGTTAAGTTAGCTCTTACCTGAACCAAAGCTATATATTTTAATTTATTTAATAGAGGCTGAATAATTTTAAAACTAGGAGATATTTTTTCACTGTGATTAAAAAAACCATGAGAAAAATAAGGTGCATCTTTTTCACCTGCCATATATTCTCTGTAAAACCAATTAAATTTAGGGTTCTCTAATAAATATTTTATTTGCAAAAAATCTTCTTTGTCTAAAAAATTATCAACAATACTGTATTTCATTTTATATATACCATGTTTACAACAATCCTAAAGTGCTCATCACTACAAGTGCTACCATAATGTGGTGTGCAAGAAGGAAAGGTTATTAATCTATTTTCAATAGATAACGATTTATGATCCTTGAACCCTGTATACCCATTATTTGTATTTATATATAAAATAGATGATGACACATCTTTAGAAGTATGGTCTGTATGAAAAGGAGGCTCTACAACATTATGTGTTTTGGTTAAAAGATTTACCTTTATTCTGTGAATTGCAGTAGGATTAAGTTTATTCAATATGGGGCGCAGTAGTTCTTTATAGTCAGTGTTAAAATTATCTTCTCTATAAAAGATATGTACAAACTGTTTATGCAATGGGTCTTCATTAGATTGCACGCCAGTTAAAAACCAAGGAAAATTATTACTTAATATAGTTTCTCTAAAATAATTAATTTCTTTTTGATCTAAAAAATTATCTTTTATTTCATAGTCCATTAACGGAAAGGAGGTCCTCCTGCCCAAGCAACTAAAGAATATCTAGTGCCTTCTGTAATTTTAGTAACCTCATGCCACAGTTGTGAAGGAAATATAATTAAGTTGCCTTTTCCATTTAGATGAGTGACATCTAAAAAAGAATCACTTCCATGTAAACCACTTTTAAGATTCATTCTAAAATTACCACCTTTATAATCTTTTGGATCTGACAAAGAAACCACACAACTTAATTTTCTTAACGGGTCTTTATTTACCCAAAAATCTGAGTCTTGATGAAAACCATAATACTGACCTGGTTTGTATTCAGTAAATTGAACGGGTTCTATAAAATCATAAGTAAAATGCCATTCAGCTTTTTCGTTAGCCTCTAAGAAATAAGGTGCCAACATATTAAACAACCAAGGTTCATTAAACCAAGCAACCTTTGAATCTCTTATAGTTTTTTTCTGATCTTCAATATCTTTTTCTGATAGTTCTTTGTTTTCATTATGGCCTACAACAGCAAATTCTTTCTTTTTTTCTTTACCTAATTGTATGATGTGGTCACACATGTGGTCTGGAAAAACTTTTTTCCAATACCAATATTTCATTTTTAAATTCATTTAACTATTATCTTTTTAATCTCAGGTAAATATATATACTTTAAATCAGACTTTGTAAACATACAGTATAGGTCATACATAGTTTCAACTAAAACTTCTCCAGGAAGATTTAAACTTGTATTAACTAAAACAGGAACATTTGTAAGATTATTAAAAGCTTTTATTAGTTGATAGTAATACTTGTTGTTATTTTCAGAAACAGTTTGAATTCTACTTTTAAAATCTTTAGACACGCCACATTTAATAATTTCTTTTTTACTATCTAATAAATCAAAAACATACATCATGTATGGAGACTCATCTAATTTTTTTAAATCAAACCACTTAGATGCTTCTTCTTTAAGAACAGAACAAGCAAAAGGTCTGTACCATTCTCTTTTTTTAATTGCATTTAATTTATCATGAGCTTGTGGATGAGAAGGATTCATCAACAGTGATCTGTTTCCTAAACCTCTTTGTCCTTGTTCACTTCTAGATTGAAATATTGCAACAGGATCTTCTTGTAAAATTTGTGCTACCTCATAAGGTTCAACAGTTTTAATAGTGTGTTTTAAAAATAAATCTGTATTTATATTTTGTTTTATACCTAAATAAATAGTATCGTTTTTAATTTTAAAACCTGTTTCATGATTGATTGCTCCTAAAGAAATACCGGAGTCCGTATTAAAAGGATCACAAAAAAGATTTTCTATAACATTTAATAATTTACTGTTAAGTAAAACGTTTTGTGTACATCCTCCTGTTGTTATTATGTTTTTCTTACCTAAAGATTTAATAAAATTAATTGACTTTGTTTCAAAGTTTTCTTGCAGTACTTTTGCTTCTTTATTAAATAAACTGTATGCCATAGTCTTAGCCTCAGCATGGTCTTCGCCTATAATTTTAAGACTACCTAATTCATAATCAATACCTAAATGATTGTGGTATCTAGTTATTAAATGTAGGTCTTTATCGTATTTAAATAAACTTTCTCTTTCATACATAGAGTTATTTAAATAGGCTCCTGTACCATCATATACTAAAATGTCTGATATATTTTTATTCCAAATTAAACTACAACAAGCATGAAAATAGTGATGAATGTCTATATCGTGATGGATAACATTAACGTGTTTAAAAGTGTCTTTCATTTTTTCAAAAAATGAGGACCATATATTATGAGAGCTACTGCTATAATGTCTAGTAATAATAAAGGTATTAAAGTCCAAACTTTTTATTAAATCTAATAAATATTTCACAGGAAAACTAGTGTGTTTAAATCTATTAAACCTATCTAATTGTGTATGAAATATAATCTCATTATCTACAACGTAAGTTAAACTTCCATCATGAGAGGTATGTAAAGATAAAATTTTACTCACAAAACTCAAACCAACCTGTTATAATATATTTTTCGTTTATTTTACTTATCTGTCCTTTATGTGTGTGAGTCCAATCAGTAGGCCAGATTAATGTCAAACCTTTTTCCGCAGGTGTAACTATTTTTTGATACAAAAATTCAGTTCCACCATCAGGGACATCGTTTAAATAAGTCATAAAAACTAACACTCTTCTTGAAGTTGCTAGGTCTTGTCTTTCTGAATGCCAAGCTTTAAAACCTTGTTTTGGTTTATAGTATTGTAAATTATAATTATCTATTATGTTAAATCTTTTAAAACCTTTTAAAAAACTATATTTTTCACAATACAAATCTAAACATTCTTGTAGACTTTTTCTATATAGATTAAAAGGCACGTCTTCTCTATTTGGTCCAATTTCAAGATCAGTAGAATCTTTATGATCTGTTCTATAACCTTTTCCAGTTATACCTTTTACATGTTGATGTTTGTTTAAATTAAAATAATCAATTAGTTTATCACATATTGATTTATCTATATACCAACCTCCAATATGACTTTCTTTAAAACAATTATATTCTTTCATTAAAATAATTATACACTGTAATAAGTGTAAAGTCTATATTACGTAGGCCAGATATCTTGCACTCTAGATGAGTATTGTGTTTTTACTCCCCAAATACCATTTGCAACTTTGTCTTCTGGAACTGCAGGAATTGCAGATACTGCTGGAACATATATTTTAACTACTCCGTTTCCTCCAGAGCCACCAAGGTCTCGACCTCCGCCGCCACCTAGTCCGTTAGTTCCTCCGCTATTACCATTACCTCCGCCGCCAGGGCCACCAGAGTTTCCACCGCCAGCTCCACCGCCACCAAAAGTTCCTGGAAATTGGCCTCCTACAGATTTTCCGTTTCCACCATTAGTACCACCAGATGAACCGGCACCACCACCGCCACCTGGTCCTGGTGAATAACCATTACTTCCAAACCCATAATTACCTGAATCACCTGGTTGAGAAGGTTGTGAACCTGGTCCACCTGAAGGTCCTCCACCTCCACCAGACCCACCTGGATTTCCTCCAGGTCCTGGATTCCAACCTCCATGTCCACCACCTTTTGCAGTAAGACCAAAAACTGTTGTGTCACCACCATTTCCACCAGTTGCTCGATCACCTGGAGGAGCTGGAGCTCCTGAACCAACACCAATTGGATAAGTTGTTCCACCTGATACAGGCATTCCTGGACGGTGAACTACACCGCCACCTCCGCCGCCCCCACCGTAGTGAGCACCAGAACTTCCTCCTCCTCCCACAAGAAGAACGTCAACTTCAGTTGTTCTTGGATTAGCTGCATAGTTTGATCCTGAATTGTAAGTAGTGTTACTAGTAGGAACAGCTGGTTGACCTGGGACAGCTGCTGTATTAGTTGGATCATTATCTGGTCCAACAATTCCACCATTATCTAATGGTGGTTGAGAAATTTTTTTATTACTAATTAAGTTATCATTTACAAATCTAGACATATTACGTAGGCCAAATGTTTTGTACTCTAGATGAGTACTGTGTTTTGACTCCCCATATTCCGTTTGCAACTTTATCTTCTGGGACAGCAGGTATTGCAGAAACAGCTGGAACATATATTTTAACTACTCCATTACCACCAGATCCACCTAAATCTTTTCCGCCTCCGCCTCCAAGACCATTAGTACCGCCGCCGTTAGAGTTTCCGCCACCTCCGGGTCCACCAGATCCACCAGATCCACATCCCCCTCCACCAAAAGTTCCTGGGAATTGACCACCTACAGATTTTCCGTTTCCACCGTTAGTACCACCAGAAGAACCGGCACCGCCGCCTCCACCTGGTCCTGGTGAATAACCATTACTTCCAAACCCATAATTACCTGAATCACCTGGTTGAGCAGGTTGTTGACCTGGTCCACCTGAAGGTCCGCCGCCTCCACCAGATCCACCTGGATTTCCACCAGGGCCTGGATTCCAACCGGCATGTCCTCCGCCTTTTGCGGTTAAACCAAAAACTGTTGTATCTCCACCATTTCCACCAGTTGAAAAATTACCTGGAGGAGCTGGAGCTCCCGAGCCAACGCCTATTGGATAAGTAGTTCCACCTGACACAGGCATTCCTGGACGATGAATTACGCCACCGCCTCCGCCGCCTCCACCGTAGTGAGCGCCAGAACTTCCGCCTCCTCCCACAAGAAGAACATCAACTTCAGTTGTTCTTGGATTAGCTGCATAGTTTGATCCCGAGTTATATGTAGTGTTACTAGTGGGTACAGCTGGTTGACCTGGAACAGCTGCTGTGTTTGTTGGGTCGTTGTCTGGTCCGACAATTC